AGATAATGGCAGCGATATTAAATATACCAAATAGTTTTGTAACCTTTTACAACTTGGCAAATGACTTAGGAATACCCGAGTATGTAACTGATACAGAGTGTGGGATTCAAAAAGACTTTTGCTTACCGATTTATGATGTTGGCGATGTGGCTTTTCAAACGCAAATAGTATCAAGTGAAGTAATAAGTAGCGTTACAATGTACAAGATTCCTAACGGTGGCAGCGCGGTTATTGTTGCAGATGTAACGACAAACATTGTGACTAATGGAACACAAAGCGGAGTGCCGATTTATAACATTTGGTTTTCGTTTTTGTCATCTGATTTATTAGATAACATTTATGATGGCGATTGTTTTCAGTTAGCGTTTGCGTGTGGTGTTGCTGAGCCAAGTTTTTTTATATCCAACCAATGCTTTAAAAAGGTTAATGATAAATGCTTAACCACTAAACTTGCATACATAAACACATCTAACGCATTTGGATTTGTTTACAGAGCGTTTGGCACGTTTCCATTTATATCATTAACTTATAATTTTATCCGTTTACCATTATACTTTAAAGAGCCAAACATTAGCAGCGACAAAACTGTTTACGTTCGCCCCGATGGAAGCCGACAACTATTGTCAGCCCGATTGGCAAAGCGTTATAAAGGTTATGTCGATGAGGTGCCCGAGGAAGTGCATCAAAACTTAGTAATTGCATTGAATCATGATGGCATTTACTTCACACCAGAAAACTTTACAACTCAAATACAAGCACGATTTGAGGATGAGTATAACAATAATTATCCCGAAATAATGCAGAACGTAAACATTTGGAGCTCAGATTTTACTATCTTTGAAACGCCATTTAACAACTTTAACTCTAACTGCGAATGACAACTGGAATACTCTTAATCGGAATCGGCCATAAAAACTATGGATGCATGGCTGCAAACCTTGCAATGTCATTGCGTGCAAACGGTTGTGACTTACCTATAACATTAGTAACGCAAGCCGATACTATCACGCGTTTAGATGAAGACTACAAAGCATTGTTTACCGAGATAAAAGAAATCCCACCACATTGCTACACGTTAAAGGACAATGAAACGTGTTACATAAAAGCAAAGGCGCACATGGATGAGTTAACACCTTATGACTATACGTTGTTTATTGATGCCGATGTGATAATGATTAACAACCACAAAATAAACGAAGTAATCGAATCACTAAAAGGAATTGATTTCGCTATTAAGAATAGTGGATTTACTAACTATGATAGTGATGAGATTACTGCCGATTCAAAGCAATGGGCCAACTTATTAGAAGTAAAAGAAGCGTTCGGATTCACAACCGAAAAGATTTGGAATGTGCATTCCGAGTTTATATGGTGGAAAAAAGGCCATCCATTGTTTGCAAAGTGGGTAGAAAACTTTGAAAACATACGTGTAAAGAACATTGAGTTTGCAGGATGCATACCCGATGAGTTACCGTTATGGATTGCAATGTGCCAGTTAGGTGTTGACTGCCATGAAGAAATGTATCACCCTACTTTTTGGCCAATGGATTCAACTAAAACAATGCGTTTAAAGGACTTAACAGATGACTATTGTGGTGTATCTATTGGAGGTAACAGAATAAGTGAAGTGCAATTAACAATATATAACAACCTTGTGCAAATTCATGCATTAAGAATGAATATGCGATATAAATTTTTACAACAGCCTAAAAGAAGATGGGCTCCAGAACGCCATACTTACTAAATGGAAACCGAAAACAAATACATTATTATTGATGCTGATATCGTTGCCGATGTCGCACGTAATCCACACATAGAAGATGAGGAATATGTTAACTTTCAATACTATTCCGATGGAGAATATCCACGTAAATTAATCGATGAGGTAAGACCTAACGAGCACATAATCGTAAAGGAATATCGTAAGAAAACTTATGAGGCGGTGTTTAGCGAAGTTTACGATCGCGTTTTAAATGCACTTAATAAAATACAACGTGCGGATGGATTCTTTTTAAAGTTTCCCGATACGCAATATCCAAGAATAGCTAAAGATGAGGACTTAAAAACATACCTCACAAAAAACTTTACCGCTTCCAAGTCGTTAATGAATTGGGCCTTTCAAGTTGGGTTAAAACAATATACAATTGATGCTAACGGTGTTATTATTGTGTGGGCTGAACAAGCTGAGCCAACTGAATATAAAAAGCCTAAACCTTATGTAATCAATTCAAGTAGCATTGTTTATCATTACGAGGGCAATTCAATCGTTTACAAGGATGATGACAATGGCAATGTATATTATTCGATTGATAAAATTAGTTGGTCTAAGTGGCGCAAGAAAAAGAAAGGCAACGGTTTTGATTTAGTTGAGGAAACATTCCATGGCTTAGGTGTATTCCCTGGCTTTACAATTGGTGGTGTTGTAGAAGAGGAAGAGGAGTTGGGCCGCGAATATCAAAGCAGATTAAAAGCAATGTTACCATGGCTTAACGTGGCAACGGTTGAGTTTAGTGATTTACGCGCCGAGATAACGCAGCACATACATTCAACGGTTTGGATTTATCAAGATGAGCAATGTAAGTCATGCAACGGTCAAGGATTTACCTTTACCAAAGAGCAAGAGCGTGTGCCATGTACTAATAGCAAGTGTAAAGATGGGCAGATTCCGACATCGCCCTACGAAACTATACGTGTAAGGCCTGCTAAAACAACGATGGGAGAAGTGCCTGCACCGACTCCACCGATGGGCTACATACAAAAACAAACCGAGATTGCAGAGTTGCAGGATAAACGCATAAATGAAATGCGTTATCGTTCGTTAGCTGCCATCAATATGCAGTTTTTAGAGGCACAACCCGCGGCTCAAAGTGGTGTTGCAAAGGCATACGATAGAGATGAAACTAACAACACATTTTATGGTGTTGCAGTTGACTTAGGAACTATAATGACTAACATTGCTGAGTTATGTGCGATGTGGAGATATAAAGAGATATACGATGTGGCAACCATTAAATCAATGGTGCCCGTTTGCGTTGTGCCAAATCAGTTTGATATCTTAGGCAGTCAACTAATACTTGAAGAGATTAAAGCGGCTAAGGATAGCGGTTTAAACGATGCGGTGTTAAGTGCGCAAGAGTTGGAATATATCGTTAAGCGTTTCCCTAACGACATTGCAATGCAAGATATGTTACGCGATGCATTTAACCTTGACCCTGCGAGTGGTAAAACGCAAGAGGAGAAAGCGTTGTTGGTTAGCAATAAGATGCTATCTAAAACCGATGCGGTTATAAGCACATACATTCAAGACTTTGTTCAACGTGCATACGCTGAAAATCCTGAATTTAACCGCTTAGATAAGTCAAGGCAACAAGCGGTATTGAATGGATTTGCAGTTGAGAAGTTGAAAGAAATAAACACTAAAGACATATTGTTTAATCAGATATTTGGTGCTACTATTGTAGATAATGGCGCAAGCGAATAAAGAAATACAAGCAACATTAAACGCCATTGACAATGGTTTGATTACTTGGAATGAGGCAATGCCAAAAATTCAAGAGCAAATCTATCGGAGGCTGTTACAATTTCAACGCGAGTTAGGTGTTCAAGGCGATACAATAACAAACTCAGTTAAGAATATCAAACTATTATCCAGTCTTAAGAGTGATTTGGAAACAATCATTTTAGATGACTCTGATTATGGCGAAAGTGTAACGAAATTTGCAAAACTTTACGATAAGGTAAACGCGCTTAACTTTTCTTATTACAAAGCACTTGAAAAGAAATTCAAACCGCCAAAAGTAGTTGAGGCAATTAGGCAACAATCAATATCGGTTACGTTGGAGGGGTTAACTGAATCGGGATTAAATCAAAACCTTATCACACCGGTAAGAGAAATGATTAACACCTATGTGACTACCGGTGGAAGTTACTCTAAGCTATCTAAGGAACTAAACAACTACATCAATGGCACACCAACGATTGATGGCGCGTTGGTTAAGTATACAAAACTGATTGCAACTGATTCGATTAATCAATACAACGCCACCGTTAACCAAGCTATTAGCGCGGATTTGGGTTGGGATTGGTTTCGATATGTCGGTAGTAATATAAAGACAACACGAACGTTTTGTAAGGCATTGACTCAAAAGCAATACTATCACAGAAGCGAACTGCCAAAGATTATCAAAGGCAACTTTGCAGAATTTAAAGAAATGAAAGGACAAATATATGACCGCACTGGCTTACCTGAGGGAATGATTGAGGATACTAACCCAAGTAACTTCCAAACTTATCGAGGCGGTTACAACTGCGGGCACCAAGCATATCCGATACCCGCATCGCTTGTACCTAAGAATATAATTGCTACATTTGCAAATAAATAATTAAACCCAATAATAAAATGGAAACAAATCCGACACTATTTAAACTATTAAAGATTACAAACGTGCGAAACGAAGTTAATTACTTCCCTCTTAACCGCACAAACAAACAATTTCATGAAACTTATAAGCGTTCACTAAGCAATGAAAAGCGCGAGAAGTACAAAGTTGAGGAAGTTGAATTGACAACCGAGCAAGCTGCAGAGTTAGGTGTTGCAGAAGCACACGCTATTCTTTACCCACCAACACGCAAAGGGCAACCGAATGCAGCAAACACAAACATCATGGAGATGCTTATTGCGCAAAATGCTAAGTTAATGGAGATGTTAGAGGCTAAAAACGAAACAACTAAACCAAAGAAATAATGGCAAAGCAAACTAAACCCAAAGGCGGCTGCAAAGGATGTGGCGGTGCACGTTAATTATAATTTAAAACACAAAAACAATGGCAATATTAGCTGATACAATTAAAAAATTACTTACCAAAGCGGGTTTTGACCTTAACTCTGAAACATATAGACAACTTATAGGCATCAAAGAACTGGTTGCCGAGATACCTGATGAGGTGGACCAATCATTGACTACTCTTATGAGTGCAAATGAGGCTAAAAATAACATCGACATTAAGAAACATTTTAAAGCCGAGGCATTAGATCCGTTTAACAATAAAGTTTCAACATGGTTAAAAGATAATGGCGCAGATGATGACACAATCAAACTAATTACCGATGACCCTAACACCTATAATAAAGTTGAGGTTGCAATTAAGAAGATTGCTGAATTAAAATCAAAGCAAATCGATGGCAAAGGCGATAAGGCAGAACTTGAACGTAAGATTAACGAACTAAGTGCACAACTTTCCAAGGCTGCAACCGATGCCGCATTCGAAAAACAAAGTGCTATTGATGCGATTGTTGCTAAGTATGATGGCGAGTTTACAGAAATGGAAATTAATCGCATCATATCATCTAAAAAGTTGCCAGGTCAGTTTGGTTTGGATGTGGAAAGTAAGATTGCGCGTGAGTTTTTGAATAAAAAACTTGCTGAAAAAAGTGCTGCAATAAAAAAAATTGATGGTAAGTTAAAATTAGTTGCAAAAGATGATGATAAAATGCTTATCTTTGACAACGGAAAGGAACTCGACCTTGACACTCTCACAGATATGGCTTTGGCCGACAACAAGTTTTTGAAAGTATCTGACAATGGAGGCGGTATGCCACCAAAGTCGACACAGAGCCCACAAAGCTCATCTAAACCATCTGCCGCGGCAGCCAACGCTTTAAGCGACTTAGACATCGCATTGCAAGGTTTCGGGCAGAAATAAACACTAAAATATCATGGCATTAGGTTATTGCCCCGCGATGCTCCAACATATGAAATTCATAATTGGACAAAACGCACCAGAACATAAGATTACTCCTACGGGATTTTTACGCGCCGCCTTAGAGAAAGGCGCAAACGCGACACCAATCGCTGACTCTTTACAACTTGCAAACACTGCGGGCCACATTAAAGATTTAAGATTGAAATACTACCAACGTACAACACCAGCACAAATGTCAACTGCTGACAACTGTGATATTGACTTAGTACAAGCGTATGATGAAATTACTATTGATACAACTTCAATCGTAAAATTCGGATTACACTTTGACCAAGCAACAATAGCACGTTACTGCGATGAGGCTTCTGCAACTGTGTCAATCGGTGGTGCACCAACTCCATTTATGCAAGAGCACTTAGCTGGTCTAATGGCTGCTATGAATGGTTTCGTTGGTAAGATTGACCAAACATTGTTAGGTCAAGTAACATGGGGTACAAATGTCGTTACGGGCGCAAACACTGCGGTTACCGTTAACTTCAATGATGACTCTACTGTAAACAACTTCTCTGAGGGTTGGACAAAAGTATTAACTGATTACAGAAGCAATGAGGGTCAAGGTAGACCAATCGTTGTTGGTAGTGGTTTAGTTGATTCTGCTTACGTTCAATCTTTAAACCCTGCAATGACTCAATACGCTACGTTAAACAACGCGGCCGCTGCGGGTAACATTGATTACTACCACGATATCTATTCAGGTACATCTTGGGGATCAAATCAATTTGCAGTATTGATGCCTGGAACTTTTGGAATCGTTGAATTAGACAGATACAAAGGATTCAGAGCTCAACAACTTGGTTTATCTACATTCTGGAACATGGCAATGCCATTTGAAATGCCAGGAAGCGAGGGAACTTTAGGTATGTTAAACATCGATTTTCAATTAAGAGAGATTGACTGCCCTACTGAAACCACAGTTGGTTACGAATCTGCAACGCTTGGAGCAGGATATTCTTTGATTATGTCTAAGAGATTTGCATTATGGCAAGTGCCAAGTGATGCTTACTTAGCATCTGACAGATTAACTGGCAACAATGGAAGTTTACGTTACACCGCAACTAACTCTTAATAAATGAGTTGTTTTGACGGAATCGTAAAACTTAACGGTTGCTCAATTACAGAGGTGCCGCAGGCTGTTTATTCTTTAAACAGCCTGCCCGGCATTTCATTAAAATCATTTGAGCAAGTAGCCAATAGTGAGCAACAAAACTATATTGGCGTATGGAATGCTATCAATGAACGTGCTGAGGCGCGAATGAAGAATCAAATTATATCGTACATGTCAACGCGTTACGATATCAAAAGAGTGCGCAGAACAGTCGATGTGTTTGGCGATGATGAGTTACCGACAACAAGTAATAATTTGTTTAAGGGCATCGTTATAAATTCGGCTTACACACTTGTTGACAATTGGAAGATTAGCCCATTGCAAACAACAACGGTTGACAAAATAAGATTTTACAAGTCAAGCACCACAACTGCAACGACAATTGATGTAAAATTTTTTAATTATTTATCTAAGGAAGTACTATTCACTAAGACCTTAACCGTAGCAAATATGGCTAATGGTTGGAATGAATTCTCTATATTAAAACAATTCGATTGCGCTATTTTAGCCATCGGTTTTTTAGACACAAACATTAACGGTGTTACTTATTCAACTACCGATTCAGATACGTTTTTTGCCAGTTGCTTTAGCGCATATTATGACTGCGGAACATGTGGCCAAATCAATGGCTTTGTGTCATCAAATACAAGCGCAAACGGAACACTAACATACAACACTATCGCTGATTCATTACAAGTACTATTAACGCTTGGATGCAGTTACGATTCTGCGGTGTGCTCAAATAGAATGCTGTTTGCTGAGGCGTATTGGTATGCATTAGGCATCGAGTTTATGACTGAGCGTTTATACTCTGAGCGCACAAACTTCTACACAACGGTAAAACGTGAGGAGGCAAACGAGTTGTTAGCACTTTACACCACACGTTATGAGGAGGCAATTAAGAACGCATTAGGCGGCATTAAATTAGAATGTGATGCATGTTTAGAGTGCAATAGTCAAGTACAAGTGTTTACTCAGCTACCTTAATGGATATAACCTCTAACATACCATTTGTGATTGGCAATATACTTGCAAAGTTTCGCGAACTTGGAAATCCCGAAACGGTTTCAAGGGCTGCGGCAGTTGCAATAGAGCCTGAATTGCGTTATAGAATACACGTAGAGGGAAAGAATTCAAGCGGTGGTGCAATCGGAACTTATAGCAATAGTTATTTAAAGATTCGAGAGCGTGAGAATAGAGGAACAAGCACTAAAGTAATCATATCGTTAACGCGCCAACTTGAAAACGGCTATACATTAAAAGCCACAGAGAAAGGTTACACAATAGGCAACACATCGCCCGCAAACGAGGAGATAATCGGTCACTTAACTGAGAAGTATGGCGACATTTGGCAGTTAACCGAACGTGAGCTTGAAATGACTCAAATCGTTGCGCAAGAAACCGCTTTATTAATAATGAACAAATGAATCTTAAGCAAGTAATAACCGAAATTGACAACGCTATTATCGCAGCGTTACCATTAACACCTAACAAGGCGTTTGGGCTTGCTGAGTTTTACTACGATGGCGAGAAGCGTTATCCTGGCATTAACATTAATGGCGAAGTAACTAACTGTTTATTGCAGGATCAATACGCAATCAGTTGGTATCATCGTTCGGAATCATCACGTTTAACAGTAATTGAAAACAATTTTGGTGATAAGATGGATAAGGTGGAGGAAACAACACCCGTTACGCTTGTTATCTATGCAAATAAAACATTAACATCGCAAACAATTAAGGATATATTTGTTTCGGCTATTCCAAGTGTGTTAAGTAAATTAGTGTGTGAGAGCATTAATGTATTTGATTGCACATTCGAGTTAACGGAAACCGAAATGAATTCAACTTTAGTGTTTCGCGAGGAATGTTCAATACCCGATGTGAGAGTCGGTCTAAACCATGGACTGTTAGCAGTTCGATACGAAATCAAACAAACATATCGCAGAGGCTGCACAGTCATTTGCGAATGCTAAAAACAAATAATCATGGCATATTATCCATCGGGTTGTGATGAAAACATTACCGCCCACACTTGTGGAACTTGTGGCGTTGAGTTATCGCGCGTAAGAGGAACTGCATTTATAAATAAAAGCTATTACCCAACATTATCTACTGACTTCGAAGATGAAGCGTTGTGGAATGCGGGCATAGCATCAGGCGCAATCATTGTTTATCCTGAAACCCAAGGCGAATTTGATGGTGGAACACCTAACATGGGCCAAGGTTATGGCGATACAGAGGAGAGTTTAAATTCTTACACTTTCTTATTGTCGTTTAAAGACCCTAACTATGTAGGCAATAGAAACCATTACAATAGCGTTAAAGGCTCACGTAATTTCCACGTAGCATTTAGAAGTGAAACAGTGCTTGCCATCAGTGATGAGCCTTGCACAATCGTACCAAAGAATCCAATCGCAAACGACTTAAAAGTTGAGCGCACTTGGGATGTAGAAGTTAAGTGGACCTCTGACAACTTCCCTGAAGAGTCAGCTATTCCAAATAACTTGTTTACTTGTTACGTAGTTTAATCATTGGCGGTAACACCCCGTAAGGTGGCCGCCTTTAATACTTTAAAATAATGGCATTCTATCCATCAAATTGTAATACTATTGAAAGTCACAACGCTTGTGGATGTGGGATTGAGCTTGCACGCGTTCGTTCGGTGGCATTGATACACAAAACATTTTACCAACAGTTAATGACTGACCCCGAATCGAGTTTGATTTGGCAAACGGGCATCACTGCGGGAATGATTATCGTATTGCCACAAACACATGGCGAGTATAACGGTGGAAGTCCTATCGTTGGGCGTGGCTTTGGTTGGAGTGATGAAACATTGATTGCCTATAATTTTGAAGTAAATTATAAAGACCCCGATTACGTTTCTAACTTACCGCATTATAATTCGATTACGGGAAGCCGCAATTTTTACTTAGCATTTTGCTCGGAAACATTGATGAGAATATCACAAAGACCAGGCACATTAATAGCAAGTAATCCCGTTACAAATTCATTAAAGGATGAGGTAAACTTTGTATTAAATTACAAGTGGATACACGATAAGATGCCATTGGAGTATAGCATTCCAGATGGTGTATTTGTTTGCGCTCCATCAGTGGTGTATGGTGCAAGTTTTGACAATAGTTTTGATGAATCATTTGATATACCTTAATAATGGCACAAAAGAATAGGGCAAACATGCTCACAGATATTGTAAGTAATATCTATAACAATTTAATAAACTTTATAACGGGGCAAAATGCGCAAGATAGGTTTGTAAATTTACTTGATAGCAGTCCAAATATATTATCGGATGCAAGTCAAGCAAATGGCTACGTGTCAACGGATGCAAACAATGAAATGTTTTCAAGCTATTACGATGAGGAGATTTCAAGAGCTGATTTAATTAGTGACTTAACTGCAAATTTAGCGGTAGGTGGAAAGTTTTACAGAATAAATGATGCGGTAGGATCAACTATAACATTGTTGGTTATTGCCGAAAGCAATATAAATTTATATTCAATAGGCACAGACATTACAACTGGTGAGCAAGGAACATATGATATAACAACTGATGTATTTACACCCATAGTAGTTAGTGGCACACCCGACCTCCAACAAGTAACAGATGTAGGATTTACAACTACTAATAAATTGAAATCAGATAATGGTGCTGGAAGTGTATCAGCCTTAAATAATGGCACAATAGACCTAACAACTGGCGGTGCAACAGTAAACATTGATGCATCGTTGGTTACTACTGCTTATATTGCACAACTACCAGACAAACTATCAAGCCCACAAACCTTTGCAATGTTGGAGGATATTGGTGTTCCTTATACTGGTGCAACTGCCGATGTAGATTTAGGAATTCATTCATTAACTGCTGATACAATTGGTATAGGTACACCCGCAGGTGCTGAAAAGTTGCACATTGATGGCGGTGCGTCTACCACACGTGTGAAGATAGATGCAGACAATGGAGTAAGTAGGATTCTTTCCTTTCGCACTGATGATGTTCAACGATGGGCATTACGTGTTGATGGCATAGAAAGTGGGGCAAATAGTGGGGGTGATTTTCAATTAAGAAGATATAATGATGCAGGAGCTTATATAGATAGCCCAATAGCTATTAATCGTGCCAATGGAAACATTACAACTGCTCAAAATATAAATGGAGCAACACCAACGGAATTAGGTTATTTAAGTGGTGTAGGTAGTCAAGTTGTAGGCACAACTGATACAAACACACTTACAAACAAGCGCATAACTGCAAGAACTGGCACAACAACAAGTTCGGCAACACCAACAATTAACACAGACAATGTTGACTTTTATTCATTAACTGCACAAACAGTTGACATAACATCTTTTACAACTAATTTAAGTGGCACACCAACAGATGGGCAAACATTGTGGATTGCGATTACGGGAACTGCAGCAAGGGCAATAACTTGGGGTGCAAGTTTTGAAGCTTCAACTATTGCATTACCTACAACAACGGTTACGACTGCAAGGTTAGATGTAGCATTTATTTGGAATAGTGTAACAAGCAAGTGGAGGTGCGTGGGTGTAGCATAATGGGACTTCCATCATTCATAACACCTATAATGGGTAAGAAACAAGGCTATCTACCTTTAACTACTGCGTGGATAGCAGCGACTGGAGAAACAAGCACAACTATTTTAAATGCTTTAAATACATTTGAGGCAGGTTTAATTGCGAATAGTTTGACAACTAAATTCAATGCGTTATATCCGTTTGTTGGAGGGACAAATACTAAACATTCTTATAATTTCATTAACACCTTAACTTTTCCATTGTCATTTCTCGGAGGTTGGACACACAATGCAAATGGAGCATTGCCAGCATTTAACGGATATGCAACAACTGGCATTATCCCAAGCACAACACTATCGTTAAATGACACACATTTAAGTGTTTATTTGGAAAATAATACAAATGTTGGGGCTGATATTGGTTGTGGTAGTACTGGTGCTGCATTTCAATTAGATTCAAGAACTGCAGGAAATTATAGAGGAATAGTTAATAATTTGACATTTGCAACTGTCGCAAATGCTGATTCACGAGGTTGGTTTACTATATCAAGAACATCATCTACATTGTTGACTACTTATAAGAATGGAGCAAGTAGCGCAACATCAGCAGTAGTGTCAATTTCAAGACCTACAACTGGTTTGGTTTTAGGCGCAAGAAATAATAATGGAACTATTGATAGTTTTTCGCAGAGGCAATTAGCACTGGCATCAATTGGTAGTGGTTTATCAAGTGGTGAAGCATCAACATTGTACACATTAATTCAAGCATTTCAAACTTCACTTTCAAGATACGTATAAGTATGAAACTAACACAACTAACAGAAGAAGAAAAACTACTTTATGTGGGTCTTTTAACAGAAACTCAAAAAAATGAATTAGTGGGTCAATTATATGCACCAAAATCCTATTACAATCCTATCCAAGATATTGACAATAATTGGATAATATCAGTTGAAGAAATTGAACAAACAATAACACCAGAATTTATGTGGGTAAAAGATTTACCTTTGATACCTTATACTCCTAAAGAAATTATTTTATGATACATCATTCCCACCACCCCGACAATAGCATATTAGTTATCATTACATCGGTAATAATTCAAGCAGGAGTGTGGACATCAGACTTGTTTGTCAATATGAATTTAGTCGGCATCTATGACACGATTTATGACTTTGCCAAGTTAGGTGCATTGTGTGTATCAATGTGGGCATCGTACAGAGTAGCCAAGAAAAACAAGAATGACTAATGAAGAGGCTGCTAATATACCTCCATTAATAACAATTGCAGCCATTGTGATAGCCTTTATATTGCTTATGCTATATCAGTATAGGCAGCAAATAAATTATGTAGCAACATCGTTTAAAATGGGTGTAATTGCGTTGTTAGTTATGCTTGGAATTATTGATGATAAATAACAAAGCCCTCACATTTCTGCAAGGGCTTTGACCTAATAACTTAACTAACATTGAACGAGGCAAAGATAGTAAAAATTATTACTTCCAAACACCATTAACAAATATAAAATCTCTTACAGTTCCCTCTTTATATTTATTAGCTATTCGCCTTTCATTAATCCAATAAAAACAACTGTAATAAGTTTTAGATTCAAATAAATCATCATTTGAACCTAAACAAAATACCATACAATTATTATTGCCCTCTTTTAAAGCACCCACATAAATTGCAGGAGCATCATACATTCCAAACAAGGTAGTCTTATCATTAGGCATCATTGTTTGATTATTTATAATAAATGATTTTGTTGTATCAATAAAATCATTTTCGTTTTCGTTGCTGTCTAAAATAATACCTAATCCACCATTTTCTGAATAAATTATTTTTTCCATTTCTTTTAAATTAAAAAACCTTAACGATAGCGAGTAGGAGGTCGCTAAAGTCAAGGCTTTTGTTATAATTTCGTTTCGTTGCTCCTACACAACGTGGCAAATATACTAATTTATTTCAATCCAACAACAAGCCAAACTAAAAACATAGCACCACCAACACACCACGCAGCTATTTTACCTTTGCGTTGTTTCTTTGTTTCTTGTTTACTTATCACTAACAGAGTGCTATCGGTTACATTCTCCGCTTTGTAAGCAACTATTAAAGAATCCTTAATGCTACTTCCATCAGCACATAATTGAAATGCAGTAAATAAGGCAGCATAGCTACTATCCTTAACATTGATTATCTCATCGCATAGCACAAAGACAGTATCACACTCTTTTGGTAGCGTATTACGCAACTTCTTAAGCAAAGCTATATTAGTGTTGGTTAAAGATATTTCACGTTGTCTAATCGAATCTTTTGCGTTGTTAGCAGTTTGCAGTCTTCGGTTAACTGATTCCAACTGATTCAGTAAAATTGCCTGCTCGATGCCGAATTGTTTTTTAATCAGTTCCGCTTCTGCTTTGTAGTCAAATGGAATCTGTTTCGGTTTGTCTTTGGCGCAATGGTTTAAGCCGATAATTAATAATAGGCATAGGGCTGCGAATGTAATAAGTTGGTGTTGTGGTTTCATATTGTTTATTTTAGCACCCATCCCCATCAATAACCGCAGTTCTTGTAGGTGTTTCGGTTGTGAATTTAGTTAAAAATTTAGTATTAATCAGCAAGAATGTTGCAGCCAAACCACCCCAAAACGCTTGTCGTAAACTGATTAAACCTTGCGTTTCTGCAAGTGCTAACGATGTTTGAATGAAAGGCAATAGAACGTAGATTAAGTAATCTGCAATCTTTTTCAGTTGCTTGTTGTCTGGGCTTCTGTACTTCTGTTTTAGATTCATAGTTTTTGATGTTGTTGGATATGCGATATTAGTAGCGTATATATGTTAGTTACCTGCCATTATACAGCAGACAGACTATTCCAAGTTTTCAATATTGTGAACTTATACCAATCTCTATCAAAATGATACCCTTTCTTAGCCAATATTAATTTTATTAAGTGTTGTTCAGCTTCGTGTTCAGTTTCAAATCCATCTTTAGGTTGTTCATCAATAGTTTTTACATCTCTACTACCAATATTCCCAACTTGGTAATAAACGTAAATAAAATAACGGCAGGTAACAGCACCTATATTCAATTGCGGGCTTTCTGTTTTAGATTCATAGTTTGTTTTATTTATTCGTTAGCTTCAACAATGTCAATAGTTATAAATGATTCTTTATCCAAGTAACGACCATTATTGTATTGATGTAAAAAAATAATTTGTTCTTCTTTTGTCATCTTTTTGCTAACTGTAAAAAATCCAGTTCCTAAAGTAGAATCGTTTTGCTTACTGGTTATTTTAAATCTATAACAATAATTCGATTTTAATTCTTCTTTCATTATATCAATTAATTATTTCCCATTCAAATTTACCTTTTAAATTCCATTCGACCAAAGGCATTATCAAATCATTTTTATCTTTCCTGCGAAAATAAACGTGGTCAATCTTGCGACCTCCGATGACAATGAAATCTATTTTGCTGAAAGTGATAACCTCCTTGCCATTAGTGTAGCGTGTGTTGCGTGTCATACGATTGTCATTTTCCAGTTAGATAATTCGTAGTGCGGCATATCAGAAAAGTTCTTAAAGTTACCACCCCAAGTCAACTTATTACTTACTGATTGAAGCAACTCCCAAAACTCTTTAAAATGTTTTGCGGAGTAGTCAAGTTCACGTTTGCCAACTTTAACAAAGGCAATATCGAAAGCCCTTGATGGGTAGTAATTATGCGCTGATTGCCCTGATCTGGCATTAGTTACTTTCGGTCTTTTACGATAATAAGCCTCCTGCATTGCATTGTTTCTATAAGTGCATACAATAATAACGTGAACATCATTGTGTATAGCGTTAAACTGCGCCTCTGCTTTCTTGTAAGCGTTTGCAAGTGTTGGATGCAAGTCCTCGATCAGGCGCGACTCAAAGGGCTTGGTTTCATCTTTTGGTTTCATATTGTTTTGTTTATTACAATAGCATTCGTGTATGTCATTCGAGCCATAACACGCACAACTATTTATTAAAGTTTTGTTCATAATACTCCTGCGCATTGTACTGTTTCGGCATTATAGCCCTTGAATAGCCAACGTGGTAGCTATTGATAATGTTTTGCTTTTCAATTTCTTTGGCTAACTTTAGCAACTTTTCATTAATTTCTATTTCGTTTGCCAACCAGTCAACTGCGCTTATTTGTTTTGTGGGCATCTTATTTTATTTTCAAATTATTTATCTGTATCTCAATCGGCACTTCAACACCCTCCACACCATCTTTCTCGGCATAGGAATAAAGTTGGTAACCAATCGGAAAAGAACACTTCGGAGCAACTCTAAAAGCATAGCCATCGTTAGCTTTGCATTCAATGTAATAACCCCAACTTAAAGCGCACTTCACAAGCTCACCGATTTGGTATCTGCCTAAACGTTGAATGATTCTTTGCCCTTTAATGTACGCATAAAAATACAAAACGCAATAGTTTTCCTCTTTGCGGATGCCTAAACGTATGCTATTCCAGTGATGCCAACCTCTGCTGAAGCCTATGACCTTTTGCACTCCTTCGGACTTGTCGATGTCTGGCACAATAAATTCGCAGGTTAACTTGGTAGGTTTGTAAAACAGTTTCATTTTTTTAACCATTGTTGCATAAAACCTGCACCACATACAGCACTTGTTAATGAGGCGCAAAAGGATAGCGTAAAGGTTAGCATTTCGGAATTACCAAAGAATACTCCAGTCATTGCGAATTTGATTGCCCAAAAGGACATAAATAGGGCTGATACTGCCCATAAGATTAAAGATGCTTTTGTTTTCATAGTTTAAAAGTTTTCGGGATCTAATTCTTCGTTTAATAATTGTTCTAATTTCGGGCTTAAGTGTACTGGTGTGTTACCATTAGTAATGTCAGTTAATACCCAACCGCCTCTTATTCCGTTTTCGCGGTCATCATTTTCGTAATCCCAATGTAATGTTAATGTTGTTTCCATAATGTTAGTTTTTAAATTTTGGCAAATATAAAATAAAAATAATTAGCAAACAATTTTATTTTTAAAAATATTATTAGTAGGTTTGCGGTCTAAATAATTAATACTAACTAAAAACAAATTGAACATGGTACCAGTAAACACAAAGTCACTATTCGCACATCTTTGCATCCAAATGGAGAAATTAGACAAAGGCGAAATTGATGCTTCAACTGCATCTGCACAAGCTAAACTTGTAGCACAATGTAACAACCTTTTAAACTATGAATTAAAAAGGGCAGTTGTTATAAATGCTATTGAAAGCAACAATGCAAAGGAACAAATTAGAGAAATTGAAAGTAAAAAATTTGATTCACTTGCATAATGAGTTACGAAATTAAATATTGTGGAGATTGCCATTGCAATCATTCATTTGGAATAACAAGTGAGATTTGCAAAAAAAGATTTTTTGACATTGCATTGCCTACAAGTATCTATGAATTAAGACTTGTTTTTTGTGCTGAATATTTGAGAAGTTGTATTCAAACAGAAATGATAAAAAGGGATACAACTTATTTAAGCAATATAGAATCAAAACATATTTTGGAAAAAATTATAATTCCACATTTGCCCAAAATTGTTGCTGGAGGTTATAACCCTAAAAAAAGTAGAATAAACAATATTTATTTTACTGTAAACAAAAAACTTGGAATATTTTGTACTTATACTTTTGAAGAGTGTTTGGAGTTTATTATTAATAATCAAGAAGCAAGGTTTACAAATATTGTAAATTCTGTTGTTTACGAATTAAATAATTATTGCTTATCAAAACAAACTTATTTAAAGTACAAATCAACTGTTGCTAATTTAATAAGACTGTCAAAACAATTAAAAAAAACTTGTATTTCAAATGAACAAATTGCAATTATCTGTTGCGAAATAATGACAATAATATTAATGTCAGAATCAGAAGTTAAAAAACAAAACAAAATAATCTTAAACAACTAACAACATGAAACAACTTATCCAACGCTTACTCTTCGGTTACCGAAGCAACCCCGATGCCTACATTCCTAAAGGAGGCGCGAAACTTACGTACAAAGGTGGCAATGCTGAAGCCATACATTCAGCATTAGTGTTAATGCAATATAACATACGCAATGCAAAAGATTAAAACTAAACGCAAATTAGGCAGGGCCATTTGTGATAGTTACATTCACATCCCCAAACCTGCAACGATAACGCAACAACATTGGGATATTTGGCTAAAATACAATAGTGGTCTTACATCGGTTGAATGTGCTATGGTCTTTGGCATCAAAGTACACGAAATCACCAGTATAATTTCGGGCATAGTAGAACGATTAAAAAACAAAAGCAAGTTAGCAGAAGACTGGAGCGAAGACTTTGCAACTGTTGAGGCTGCAATTGATTTCAAACAACGAATAGCTAACAACATTTATATGGCTATGAGAAAAGCTAAAAAAACGAATACAAATCAGTTATTAATAATGTCAGAAGTATGATGGAATTGAATAAGATATATCACGATGACTGGATAAATAATAAACTTGCTGATAAATCAGTGCAGTTAATTATTGCAGACCCTCCATATTTTGAGGTAAAAGGCGAGTTTGATTTTGTTTGGAAATCGTTTAATGATTACCTTATTGATGTTGAAAAATGGGCTATTGAGTGCAAACGGTTACTTGCTGATAATGGAACTTTGTTTTGGTGGGGAAACTCAAAAAAGATTGCATACAGTCAAATAATACTTGACAAGTATTTTAACTTAGAAAATTCTTTAGTATGGAGAAAAAAGGATAGCATACAATACCAATATTATAGCCCTAATTTAGCAAGAACTTTTAATACACATAACGAAAGGTTGCTGATGTATTCAAACGAAAGTGATGGAATGGATTTAGCGGAGTTAAATTATTCATATCAAATAGGAGTAAAACATACTGAAATAATGGAGCCAATTATTTCTTATATGATAGGAGAAATGGAAAAAGCAGGTTTTAATTGTGCTAAAATAAATGAAGCAACAAAAAGCAAAATGGCTTCGCATTGGTTTGCAAGAACAAGCCAATGGGCTTTACCGACAAAAGATTGGTATGTAAAATTGCAAGAGTTGTTTAATTATGAATACCTACGCAAGGATTATGAAGACCTACGCAAGGATTATGAAGACCTACGCAAGGATTATGAAGACCTACGCAAGGATTATGAAGACCTACGCAGATTTTTTTACAATCCAAATAAGTATGAGGAAGTTTTAGAATTTTCACAACAAGGCCACATTACAAGTAAATATGACCACGACACCTGCAAACCTGAAACGCTTACAAGGGCTTTAATTTTAACTTGTAGCCGACCAAATGACCTTGTATTTATTCCATTTGCAGGAAGTGGAACTGAATGTGCAATGAGCGCCAAAGAAAATAGAAATTTTATAGGATATGATATTAATAATAAATATGTAGAAATGTCAAACAAAAGAATTCAATTAATTCAATCACAAACAACACTATTTTAACATGAATATAACCGCAGAACAACCACGAATTAAACCAAGCAACACTCAACTTAAACAAGAATACAAACAGATGTTAGCACTTGTTGAACACAATGGATCAAGACCCGCGAAATGCAATCCTATTACCGAAGCCGCTAAACAATTTGGATACACTCGGCCAGGTATTGCTCGGTTAATGAATGGTAAAGTTGACCGTTGGAAGCCACAACATTTTATGATTTATGATTTTCTTAAAGCATATTTAACATAAATTAACATTTTAGTTGAAAATATTATTTTGAGGTAATGAATTTAACTCTACATTTGTCCCAACAAATAACAATTACTAATTTTAAAAACTAACAAAATGAAAGCAAGAAAATTTGAAAACGTAGAAATTAATCAAACAGTAACTTTTGAAGAAAACGGAATGATTGAAACTGGTATTGTATGTAATGTTGAACACAATAAATTTACCGTAAGAGCATTAAGATGTTGGGATAAATGTGGTGTTATAACTTTTTATGATAAAATGTTTTCATTTTTTAAAACTGGAACTAAAACACATTCACATTATAATTATCAAAATGCGATTGCAATAACTGGCACTATTTAAATAAACAAATCAAAGGGGGCTAAACACCCCCAATTACAAACCCAATAAAAACAAACTAACAATGAAATCAATTCACATTAAAAAACAAATTACCACAGTTACAACTTGGATCAACGATGAGCAAAAACAAAGAATTGAACACGAAAGCGATTCAGAAACATTTTACTTTTGGTTTGATGGCGCAATAGCAGCATCATTTGAGCAAAAAGATGCAGCAGACATACTAAAGAAATGCGATGCTATGATTTCGGCAGGATTTAATGAAATGGATTTAAGCGGTCAAAACTTCATCCCTAACAATGCTTTTCTCTCAATAGTGTTGTCACAATTCTTGCACGTTCCAAAAGTAGACACAATTCACAATAATAGTAATCATAATTAATACAATAAACAAAATGACAATCAAAGGAACAATCAAGCGCATAGGCGCAACGCAAACAGTAAGTGATGGTAAATTCTCAAAGAGAGAAATAATACTCACAACCGCAGACCAGTATCCGCAAATAGTATCAATCGAATTGCAACAAAAAGCCTGCGCACTTGCAGATTCGCTTTCAGTTGGGCAAGACATTGAAGCGCACATTAACATCAGAGGTCGTGAATGGACAAGCCCACAAGGTGAGGTTAAGGTATTTAATACAATAGTGTGCTGGAAAGTGGATGCGAATCCGTTTACGCAAACCGAAGACCCACAAGCAAGTTATGCAAAGCCAATTTCAAACGATGATTTATTTTAACCCTAATACATAACTAACAATGAACACACAAAAAACACATTTCAAAAAATTACGCAACCCAAATTATATCGGTGGGTGGGATTTAACCGATGCCGATAAGACAGTTACAATAACCAAAGTTGACAAGGAAAAAGTACACGATGGTAAAGGTGGCGAATCCGAATGCTGCATAGTGCATTTTGCTGAATGCAAACCGATGGTGGCTAATGCTACCAACTTAAAGCGCATATCGAAGCTATTAGGTAGCCCATTTATCGAGGATTGGGCAAACAAACAAATAGTGCTTACAACCGAAAAAGTTAAAGCATTCGGTGAAATGCACGATGCGGTTAGGGTATCGACCAAGCCAGTTACTAAACCGACATTAAGCGGTGAAGCAATCGAAAAAGCCAAAGCGGCTATTGCAGCAGGATCGGTTACGATTGAAGCAATAAAGAAAAAATATAATGTTACTAACGAGGTGGAGGCTCAATTGACCAATGGATAAGATATTCAGAATACATTGCTCTCAAATCGGTAAGATTATGAGCAACGCAAAAACTAAAGGCGAATTGTCAGCAACCTGCAAAACATTCTTAATGGAGTGGTATGCCAATGACCGAGAGCAGATACATTCAAAGTACATTATGAAAGGTAACTTAGTTGAAATTGACCTGATTGATTTTATGGCCGAGCAAATCGGACTTGGGATGGCCGAAAAGAATGAAGTAACTGTTCACAACGAATGGATGGTTGGAACGTGCGATGTTATCACGAATCACTTAATAGTCGATGTTAAGGCAGCATGGTCACGCAAAACATTGCAGCAACAAGCTATTGAGGGAATAAATAGCGACTACGAATGGCAAGGAAGAGGTTACATGGCACTTTATGAGCGACCAACATTTATAGTTTTTCATGGCCTAATGAATACACCAGAGGAGGCGAACTATGATGGCGAGGTTGTTTATGATGACTTGCCTGATAACGAAAGATGGGTAGCCTATCAGGTGCAGCGCGATGTTACTATTGAGCAATTAATTATTCAGCGCGTCATTCAATGTCGCGAATGGTTGGAGGAATACGATAAAAAAATGCTTGCGACTTTGGGTAAGATTCATTAAGTTTGCATTGTTGTTTCGATTCCACATTATAGAAACATAACAGTATTGGCCCGTTTAACCGAGTATAGAAGTGGAATCCTATGCAAAGTTTAGCGGGCTTTTTTAATTCTTATAAGTATGAAAATATTTTTAGTAAAATCCCCAAGCGGGAAAATCCTTCCAACATGGGCCGAAACAATTTATCACGCTATCCAAAAAGCAATGGTAGTGGATGGCTTTAATTACAATCAAATCGAGTACAATAAACTAAACCCTAAAAAAAAATAACATGAAAACAGAAAAAGAATTTGTAAACAAACTTGAATTAAAATTTAAAAAGTATTTTGAAGTTCAAAGAGAAGTAGTAAGCAAGTGTAAAAAAAACAGAATTGATTTGCTTTTAACTATTGATGGCAAATATCACTTTGCAATTGAATGTAAAATACCCGACAAAAAAAGAGGCGAGGAAATAGGCAAGTACATTAAACAAGCCGAAAGATACACAACCGCAGAATGGGAATATAAACCAGGCGAATTTGTTAAAGCTATTGTTTTAATTTGCCCACCTTTATCTTATAGCTATTTTATTTTAAATGAGCAATCAACAATTATTGATGGAGTAGAATTGCACATCGATAGACATGAGGAGCTACATGATCACCATTCTTTTAACGGTTTTCTTGGTGTGTTCAACATTGGTGAAGTGCGAAAGAAACCATTAGGCTATCAGTTTAGTATTAACAATAAACCAGTATTTGAGCATAAGATACATCCAAACGGTAAAGATTACACAAATGTTCACATAGCCAATTATGAGTTTATGATGGATAAACTATGCAACCAATAACATTTAATTATTACGAAGCCGACATCAAACGTAGCACTCCATTAGGTAGTGTTACGCTTGAATATCTAATTAACGCGATTAGAACACCTAAAAAAGATATCCGCAATGTATTTGAGGAGATAAGGATTGCAGAAGAAAATAAAGACATGGCCAAAAAGCAAGCATTGAAGTCAAAATTATACTCATTCACTCCATGTGTGTATGTTAACGGGCCGCGTAAATATTCCAACATTCAACATTGGACTGGCTTACTTGTTTTGGATTTTGACCATTTAGCAAGTGATGTGGCAGTTGAATTTAAAGAATATTTATTTAACGAATATAAATACATCATAACCGCGTGGCTATCGGCTTCGAGGCATGGTGTTAGGGCTTTAGTTAAGATTCCGATTTGCATTTCGGTAGATGAATTTAAACAATACTATGCAGGAATTGAGCGACACCTTAACTGCTACAATGGATTTGACACCGCGCCAAAGAACTGCATACTACCGATGTTTATCAGTTACGATGCCGACATTCTACACAGAAACGATGCGCAAACGTGGTCAACAAAACATATTGAAATTGTTAGACCCGCAGTAAAACAGTATATTGTTGATGATAAAACTTCGGTTATTGAAAAGATTATTGCAAAGCGAATTAATACCATAACCGATACTGGGCATATTATTTTAAGAGCTACCAGTTATTTGCTCGGAGGGTTTGTTGGCGCAAATTATATTGATTATAATGATGCCATTTCACTTATCAATAACTTAATTGATTCGCAAAGTTACCTATCAAAAAAGCCAAGTGTTTACAAAGCTACCGCAAAACAAATGGTGGATAAGGGTTTAAATTTTCCTACTTATTTGCAAAATAGATAATTATAAAGTACATTTGCAACATCGGAGTCACGAACCGAAGTAACATAGATTCACATTAAAACATTAGGAGTCCTAATAGTTAAGTGTAAGGAGTGAATCCCTTACTTGCTTCGTAAGCAAACTTAACTATTAGGACTTTTTTATTTTTAAAATTATGAAAAACCAAAAAACAAAACAAGAAAGATTAGAGTACATTGCAGTAATAGCAATGCAAAGTTTAATTGCAAAAAGTAAACAAAGTTCTGGTTATATTGATAAACATCATATTGGAAGTATATGTTTTGAAGCTATTATGTTTGCAGAAGAAATGATAAAACAAATTGACAATGGACAAATTTAAAAAACCTGAATCAAACCCGCTACTTAACGCGGTGGATTATTTTAACTTCTATGGTTCATTTATTTCAATTTTCGAGGGCATCAAACAATGCAACGTAAAATCTGAAACGGAAGTATGCCTACTTAATCCCGATAGTTTAGATCCGCAGGAACTTAACAAACCTACTTTTATTCTCAATAAGTTAAACACTATTGATGTAATGAAAAAAAATAGTTACCGACTTGGTGTTGGCGCCAAAGTTTCTAAATTTATGGTTTTAGCCGCGGTTAAATTCCAAGGCGATTCATTTGCTGCAATGTCTTATGTTAATTTTGAAATAATGAAATCAGATATACCTTATATTCGTGTTGGAACTGATTACTTTAAAGTTATAGCCAAAAAAGACAGATACAAATCTGAAAACACACTTCTTAAACCTTGGAAAAAAGATGAAATAAAGCAAGACCATGGCAAACAATTACTCGGAATGATTTACAAGTTTGATGACTTCACTATCTATCCCGACAATGTCGAATATACTCCAGTGCTTAACAACTGTTATAACCTTTACGCAAAGTTTTCGCATAAATTCGTTATTGATGAGGTCAACACAAATGATATACCTGTTACCTTGGGATTGATTAATCACATATTTGGTGACCAATGGCAGCTCGGCCTAAACTACATGAAAATCCTTTACGAAAATCCGCGCCAAATATTGCCAGTATTAGCACTTGTTTCAACGGAACGAGAAACGGGTAAAACAACTTTCTTAAATTGGATTCAAATGTTGTTTGGAGAAAACACTACCTTAATTAATCCAAGTGACCTTACAAGTAACTTTAATGATGCGTACGCGACTAAAAACATCATTATGATTGATGAAACGACCATCGATAAACAACACGCAATTGAAAAGTTAAAATCAATAGCAACCGCCAAAACAATGTCTGTTTCGCAAAAGTTTGTTAGCCATTATTCAGTACCTTTTTTTGGTAAGGTTATTTTTTGCACCAACAAAGAAAGTGATTTTATGAAAATAGATGAGGAGGAGATTCGATTTTGGGTGCGAAAAATTAAACTTATCAAAGGCGCAAAAAACACTAACATCGAAACCGATTTGTTTAATGAGATACCAAAGTTTTTAAAATATCTTATACAACTTCCTGCAATAGATTTTAGCAAATCACGAATGGTATTTACAAAGGATGAAATCTTAACCGAATCATTGCAAGTTGTTATGGAGGAAAGTAAATCAACATTGAGAAAAGAAATCGAAATGAATTTAGATGATTTCTTTATGAATAATGATGGAATTGAATTTATTGAGGCAACTGCTAAAGATGTTAAAATGCAATGGTTTTCATTAAATCATAAATTTGATGCTTGCTATATTAGAAAAGTTATAAAGGATGAAATGAAAGTGGTAATTTTAAAAAACAAAAAGTATAAAGGATTCCCAAATCAAAATTATCCACAGAGCAGCAAAACTGGACTTCCTTTTTTATTTAAAAATCCTTATCATATTAAAAATAAAGTAGTTAATAAACAAAATGATTCAGTTGATGACCCTAATGAAGCGATGCCAAGGTTTGCATATTAATATTACTAAAATTACTAATTACTTATTAATATGCTGACAATCAACAAAGTAATTAAATTTAGTAATAATGAAAAACCTCATAAGATTTATGCTCAAAATAGAATCGTCAGACTTTTTAGCGTTTTCTTTATTACTCTATTACTTTATAATAATAATAATAATATAGAGTAGTGATAGCAAGGCATACGCTTGGTAATTTTTTAGTAATAAATCAGTAATAAATCAGTAATAGTAATAAAATGACAATCTACACAATCCCCGAATTCGAACTATTTTACCACAATCAATACAAACGGTCAAACATGGCCCAAGCGTTTTGGAACACATTACCGATTGAACGATTTAACCTTACAAAAAAGAAAATCGTTAAGAAGCGCAAAGCGGAGCTTACGACAAACCATTTAGACTTGCCAGTAAACAATGTTATCCAACCAAAAGAAACCAAAGATGCTTTCAATACTAATAAGTTTACTGACCTAATCATTGCTTATTTAAAGGCAGTACACAGTTGCAATAGTGCAAGGCGCATAAGTAGTGAGGGCCGATATCGAAAAGGCATCGGTTACATTGCAGGTCTTAACAAAGGTATGGAGGATATACAATGTATATTGAAAGGCCGAATGTTTGCGATAGAAGTGAAGTCATTAACAGATCGAATCAGCGAAGCACAACTTAAACGAAAGGCAGCAGTTGAATCCGATGGAGGTTGTTACATTGTGGCTACATCGTTTGAGCAGTTGCAAACGGATTTATTGAGCATATTAAAATAATTCTTATCTTTGTGCTATGAAAGCCGATGACAAAACGACCAAAAAACGACCTCAAAAACTGTTTAAAGGCGATGAGGGTGTTAAGTTTAGCAAAGACAATCAACCACCGCCTGAAAACAAAAGCAAAGGTTGGGAGGTTAAGCGTGCCGAAAGGTTACTAACTCAAAAGATTATTGAAAAACTAACTGGTGCCAACAACTTGGAAGAGTATGTAGATAGTTTATTTAACAACGCAAAGATGGGCAATGCTAAGGCGATTGACACATTGAATAACGGAATAGAGGAGCAAATAACTAAAACCGAAACGACCATCACCGACACGCGACCACCATCAACTGTCACGATGCCTGATGGCACTAAGATTGAAATTTAATGAACGTTGATTTACAAGCCAACCCAAAGCAGTATGACTTTTACATACAAGCAATGGCGGCTGCTCAAGGCGCGACTGAGAAGCGCAATCTACTTTACGGCGGCGCAATTCGTGGTGGCAAGTCTTTCATCTGCGCCACGATCTGTTTGCGTTTGGCTTCAATGTACCCAAATAGTAAGTGGCATGTTATCCGTTCTGACTTTCCGAAGTTAGTTAAGACAATCATACCCACCTTTGAAAAAATTATCGATGGCTCACCACACTTTAGGTGGTCACGCGATAAGTCAAACTACTTCTTAGAGAATACCAAAACAAAATCAAAGATATTCTTTATGGCTGAGAACATAAGCCATGACCCCGAACTTAACGCGTTTTTAGGACTCGAAACAAACGGAATATACTTTGAGCAAATTGAGGAACTGAGTAAGAAACTTTGGAATATAGGAAGCTCACGCGTTGGTAGTTGGTACATTGATAAGATGCCAACCCCATTGATACTTGCAACATTTAACCCAACGCAAACGTGGATTAAGGATGAAATACACATTCCATATCTTAAAGGCGAATTAGGCCCAGAGTTTTACTATCAGTTAGCCTTACCGGATGACAATGCTTTCGTAACGGAGGAGCAACGCAAGGTGTGGTCACGTATGGATGAGCGTTATAAGAGGCAGTTTATTGGCGGCGATTGGACTAACTTTGACATGGATGGCAACCGTTGGGCCTATGCTTACGATTCGACTAAACACTTAAAGCCCGTTGAGTTAAACAAACAACTGCCAATAATACTTTCGTTTGACTTTAACCGCAATCCAATATGTTGCTCGGTGCTTCAAGTTATGCCGCCATCAACTATAAGAGTTAAAGAAACGATTAAGTTAGCCAATAGCGACATCTATCAACTATGCGATGTGATTAAAAGCAAGTATGGCAATGCACTTTACCAAGTAACTGGAGATGCTTCAGGCAAGTCATCGAGTGCATTGGTGCAGGATAACCTCAACTATTATGTTGTGATTCGGCAGAAGTTTAACCTATCCAACAATCAAATGTTGGTGCCAAGCGTTAACCCATCGTTAGAAGACAACCGAATGCTTGTCAACTCACTTCTTGCGCGTGGCAATGTAGAACTTGACCCGCAGTTTACTAAGGGCTTGCAATTCGATTTAGAAAACGTTGCGGTGTTGCCCGATGGGACAATAAAAAAAACTGACCGAAACGATCCGACACAACAAGCCGATGCATTAGACACTTTTCGATATGCATGTAACACTTATCTAAAAAATTTTATATATTTGTCAAATGTTTAGCGTAATTATTCCAACTATGTGGAGAAGTCCACGCATCATCAAGCTTGTTGAAGACCTATGCACATGCGAATCCGTTGGCGAGGTAATCATAATTGACAACGATACAACTGAATATAGACCGTTGCCGCTTAACGCTAAGTATGACATACACTTAATGGCTGAAAACATTTACGTAAACCCCGCGTGGAATTACGGAGTTGAGCGTGCTAAGCATGACAACATCTTAATATGCAACGATGACATTAACTTTAATCCTGCATTCTTATCGATATTCGATGACAGTTTGCAACACGTTGGCATTATCGGTATGGCCTTTGAAAACTACCAACTAAAGAAAGATGCTAACATACATTTGAAATCAATGAAGACACGCCCATACGGTTGGGGGTGTATGATGTTGATGCATAAATCAAAGTACACACCGATACCCGAAGACTTATTGATTGCAAATGGCGATGATTGGTTGGCACAAAATTCAACGCCTTACGAGTTGCATGGATTATCGATTCAATCCGAGATTAGCACCACTTCACAACTGCCCGAATTTGGAATGATTCAGCATAACGATAATCAAACTTTCTTAACTAAATATAAAAAGTAATGGCACACAGAGAACAAAGAGAATGGTGCGAGCTTGTAAAATACGCGCACGATGAATTCTTTGTCGGCACAAACGTGTTAGACATAGGCTCACTTGACATTAATGGCAACAATCGTTACTTATTTGAGCAATGCAACTACACTGGCATCGATATCGGACATGGCCCAAATGTTGACCTTGTAATTAAAGGGCACTTGCATAGGACAGACATCGATAACGATTACGATGTTGTTATTTCAACAGAATGCTTTGAGCATGATGAGTATTGGCAACAAACGTTAAAGAATGTAATCAATAACTTATTAAAAGATGGCGGTTTGTTTTTATTTAGTTGTGCCGCGCCAGGAAGACCAGAGCATGGAACAAAGCGCACATCGCCAAAAGATTCACCGTTTACTAACGACTACTATCGCAACTTAAGTGAGGCCGATATTAGAAGCGTGTTGGATTGCGATGCGATATTTTCGAATTATAAATTTAAAACACGTATAGACTTCCCACAAGATTTGTATTTTTACGGAATAAAAAAATAAAACATGAGCATACTTAACTGCCTAACAAGCTACACCCAAGACATTAGCGGATGCGCTGAGTCATTAGAATTCAGTTCACCCACATTCACAAACGATACTGATTACGTAATTAAGTTTACCTATTCAAATGGATGGGTGCTAAAAAAAGATGTAACAAGCGGCCTATACGATGCAGTAATTGAGATGAACAATAACGGATTCTGGAACATCGGCACTGGCATCGTAAAGGTTGAGATTCTTAGCGGCTGCGATGTCACAAATTTTGACATTTGTGGGACAGTTTATTCATCTATTACACTTAACTTCATAAACATAACTGAAGATGATACTATTGCCATTATCCCTTGTCCTTGTCCTGAATAGCCTATGTTGTTTAGGTGTTCATTGCCTAACGCGTGAGGGTATGTTATTCGAGCAAGCAGCAAACTATATCCGACATTATGTTGGCGACTATTGGAGCAAACCATTGTTTGATTGTCCGCCTTGTATGGCATCGGTGTGGGGTTTGATAGGTTGGTTATATTTTGTAACCGACTTACACTTGTTACCTTACTTGTTGATTCTTTGTGGCCTTAACGCGTTAACATCTAAAATGTATTATCATGGAGATTGAAGATGCACATAAGTTTCTTTTAAGTTTAGGCTACACTTACACTGGTCAAACGTGCGGGTGTGGAGGCAGCGCAAAGAAGCGCACCTACAATAAAACAGACAATAAAGTAATAATTAATCTAAGAACTAAACAATACACACACAACAATGAACTTCCGAAACCTATTCAAGAACTCGCCACCAACTTATAAATCTGAATTTCCGCTTGAATTCGCGTTCAAGTGTGGAGGCGTTGACTACTTTGAGTTTGTCGATAAGAACAACTTACCTTATGAGCGTGGCTTAGAAGCGTTGACATTTTACCAAGAAATGCAGAATGGAGTCACAAACGATTACATTAAGAATTACAACGCAGCTATGAGCAAGTTGTTAAGTGATCCAAAGAAAATCAACCTCAACGAAATAATTAAACTGCAAATGCGATTCGAGGAACGTTGTAACTTCATTATAAGCAAGGATATTATTTACAAGGTTGCTTCGGTTGCATTTGTGGATAAAAGTGAGCCATTGACACGTTATGACTTTAAGGCCAACGAAAAAAAGATTAAGAATTGGAAAGAGAATGCGGGCGATAGTTTTTTTTTGTCAATGCCAATAAAGAAATTAATTCCGTTTTTAGCGAAGTCAGGCGACACTTCCCTGACGTATTTGGCGATAGTGGAAAAAGTCGAGCAGATTCAACGGGATATAGTTTCGTTACAGATATTAGGGATGGAATTGCAAGCCGAGAAAGATTAAAGATTACCGTATTAAAATATTTACCCGCGAATTATCAAATTAATTTACTAAATTTGTGGGATTTCTTTTTCTTTGCCAATGAGGCCAAGAAGCCACAACCAAAAACGCCTAAAAAGTAATGGCAGTTGGAAAATGTAATAATTAAATTCGTTGCAGACACATCAGGACTTGAGCCTGCTATTAAGCAATTAGAATTACTTGGTAAGATAAGCAAAGATGATGCGGCCGCGTTTGCGCAAGTAAACAATGAGCAAAAGGAATTCATTCAAAACTTAAATAAATCCACAACTGAAATGGGCAAATTGTCCAACGAAGTAGATGGGCTTATGGCTGAGATTCAAGCGGGAGTTATGGAGGGATTTGCTGACCATTTGGCTGAGGTTACAAAAGAAACCAAGCAAGCGGGTGGTGGCTTCAAGTCAATGAAGCAAGAGTTGAAAGAGTTAAAGGCCCAGATTAGTAGTGGCTCATTAGGCGAAAAGGAATTAAGAGAAGCCACAAAACGCGCCGCAGAGTTAACTGATACGATTGGCGATGTCAACGATAAGGTTAAGGCATTAGCAAGCGACACAAAGCGAATAGATGCGGTTGTGACTGCATTTAGAGGAATAGCGGCAGCGGCTTCGGTTGCTGCGGGTGCTGCGGCATTGTTTGGAAGTGAGAATGAGAAGTTAACTAAAACATTAGCGCAAGCCCAAGGCGCGATGGCATTGTTGCAAGGTGTTCAAGAGTTAGCGAACATAGCCACAACTGAGGGCGCATTGAGAACAATGGTGTTGGATGGGGCGCAAAAGGCGGCTGCGGTTAGTAGTCGTATTTTAGGTGTGACTATTTCAGCATCAATGGCAATGGCAACTGCTGGCATAAGCGTTTTAATTGCAGGATTGGTATATTTAGTTAGCACAATGGATGATACGAGTGAAAGTGCTAAAAATATGGATAGGGCTTTATCTGGAGATGCAGAAGCATATTTAAAAGCTCGAGATAAAAGATTACAAATGCTTAAAGATGGCTTAGACAAAGAGTTGTTAATGAATAAGCAAGCGCATGACACTGAGATAAATGAATTAATTAAGAAATTTAGAAATGGTGAATTGTCACAAACCGCATATCATAAAGCTATTGAAGTTGAGAATGAGTTATTTCTTTTTAACGAACAAAAAATTAGAGATAAGTTTGCAAAGCAAGAAGTAGAAAAAGCAAAAGTTCATCAAGAAAAGTTAGTACAAAATAAAAAGAATGCTAACAACGAATTATTACAAGAACAACTTAGACAGATACGTGATGAGATAGCCAACAACGAATTATTGATTCGTGATACAAATGATGTATCTGCTAAAATGAATTACTATAAAGAAATTACACGTTTAAGAAAAGCACAAATACAGATTGATGAAAACTTAACTATAAATGAAAAAATATTAAATCAACAGTTATTAGATGAACAACAACGTGCTTACGAAGAGTCATTTAATAAGCGCACAGAATCAGACATAGAAGCATTTAATGAAGCCAATGAGTTAAAAATGGATGTTAGTTTAGATTGGTGGCAAAGATATTTTGATGCTGAAGATGCTTTTTTAGAAGAGCAAGAAAGAAAAAATAAACAAAGAAGAGAAGAAGCTATTAAGGCATACACTGAATTAGCGATTTCCTCAGCACAAACTCTTTCCGACACAATATTCACAATTAACCAACAAAATAGAGATGCTGAAACCGCATCAATATTAGAAACACTTAGCATGCGTAAAGATGCCGAGTTGGCAAATAAGAATCTAACAGATGCACAACGCTTACAAATTGAGGAAAGATACGCACAACAAGAAGCCGAAATTAAAACACGCGCGTGGGAGGGACAAAAACAAGCGGCAACAATGCAAGCAATAATCAATGGAGCTTTAGCAATAGGTAACATACTTGCAACAGTTCCAGGCGGGCCATTGAATCCTGCAACCATAGCATCATTAGCAGCCGCGGCCATAGCAACAAGCGCACAAGTGGCAATCATTCAAAACGCTCAACCGCCAAAGTTTGCCGATGGCGGTATGGTAGGCGGTCAACTGCATTCAAGTGGAGGCACATTGATTGAGGCTGAGCGAGGCGAATACGTAATCAATAGACAATCAACCTCCGACTATTTGCCCTCGTTAAAGGTGCTTAATAGCGGTGAGGTTGAGCCAACATTCGCAAACAATATCTTAACTGCATTAGCTAACGGAACATTCGACCTTGCGGCACAATTTCAAACCAAACAGAGTGCAAGTAGTGATGGAATTAACTACGATAAGTTAGACCGGATTATGGCAAAGCACAAATCGAATCTTAATGTCAATATTGATGAGCAAGGATTAACAACTTTTTTGCTCAAAGAAAATAGCCGCGTTGAATTTAGAAACAAAAAAATGAGATACAAAGCATGAATTGGAAGTTCACATTAATAGACAGTTCAAGTGTTTCAACCGTTGTTGAATCGCCAGTTGGTTGGAATGGTATTGGTGGCAACTTAACGCGTAACATTGTGCATCATGGCATCAATATAAACATATCAACTGATTCATTTGAATGGGTTGGTGAAGCTTACGGTTTGTTATACACAGAATATCAAACCAATGGCGCCAATGGTCAATACCAAGTGCAAATCGATTACGAATGTGCCGAGGGCGATGGCTATACAAACTACTTTATTGGTGCATTTGACTTCAATACATTTGAAAGGCAATGTTCGGATTATTGCTTTATTAAAATTAGCGTAACCGCATCAAAGTGCACCGATGTGTTTATGAGTAGAATGGGTCAAGATGTGGACATTGAAGCAACAACTAACTTTGATGGGCAAGCAATAACACCACCATTGTTGAGGGTATTAAACATTGAGGGGCAAGATATATTTTTGCAGAATAAAGCTAACCACGAAGGCGGTGGAGGTTGGAACACAACAATAACTGATTTAAGCGGTTTAACTGGAAATAGGTTTTATGATATTCCTATTTATTTACCAAACACGCCAATAGCAGAAATGGGCAATGATGTAAGCGGTTCTCCTGCTTGGAATGTAAATAATTTTAACCCAAATGTTGTTGCTAAAAACTCTGGATTAGACAATATTAGTTTTCCTCTACCTGATGGAGTTGATGATTTTGACAGTTATTATCAATTTTTATATTTATATGAACCAGGCAATACAAATTGTGTAAATCAATTAAATGTTGAATGGAGATGTAAAGGAGATTTTGAACTTACACCTAATTACAACGGTAATGTAACGATAACACTTAGGTCTGCACGTATAAACCCAATTACAAATGATGACTTTGTAGATTTAGGAACTGTTGTGATAGGAACAACTGTTGCATTAAGCAACGGACTAACAACTACTATTTCTTTTGATGAAACATTTAGCGGATTGCCAAACCAACCTCAAAACAATAGTTTTATTCATTACTATTGGCACGTAAATATATTTAAGTCAAGTGCAAGCGGAACAGATACAACATTTATTGATATTGTTTACGATGGTGGTTCGACCAATTACTACAATATGGAAGCCAATAGTGCTTGCCCTGCAACAGTTGCCACATCAGTTTATTTGCCCGAGTTGTTAAAGTTTTTACCAACTGCATACATGGATGATGATTGCCCATCGGTAGTTATGGAAGAGGAATTAAATCAATGTTTAGATTTTTATCAAATAACTAAGGGTTCATTTATTCGCCAAGTAACCGAACCGAGTGTTCCAAAATTATTTGTATCATACGAGTATTTATTTGAGCAATGTCGCAAAATATTTAACATCGGTTGGGGGTTTGACAACAACGAAACCGAATTAAAGATTGCACGTATTGAGCACTTTTATAAGTCAACAATAGTTGTCGATGTCGGGTTAGTTGACAAAGCTATATTCACAACCGCAAAAGATTTGATTTACGGAACGATAATGGTTGGCTATAACAAATGGGAGGCCGAAGAGTTTAACGGGCTTGATGAGATGAATACCGAGCGACAATATCGCAGAAACATAGACTCAAACCCAACTGAGTTAGACCTAATGGCTGATATCATAAGTGCAGGATATACGATTGAGGTAACACGCAGAAAAAACCAAGCAAGAACGGGCACAAGTGATTGGCGTTATGATGATGACTTGTTTATTGTTAACGCTAATGTTATTGAGGGCAACTTATATGCTTACAGAGGCATCGATGCTAACCCTGATAACGTTTATTCACCTAACACACGAATGAATTATGCGTTAACTCCTGCGCGTTCATTGATGCGTTGGTTTAAATCTATTGCCGCAGCACAACCAACTGTTGCTAATGAAAACTTTATATTCACAAGCGGCACTGGTAACTACATTGCGCAAGGTCAAATGCTTTATTACTGTCCGATTGAGGGCAGCACATTATCTGAAAAGGAAACTATCGATGTGAGCAACTTCGACAATGACTATTACATCACACCAATTTGGAAGACTGAATACGTAACCTTTACCGCACCATTTTCGATGGCAGATTTTGAAGATGTTAAAGTAAATCCTTATGGTGCAATTCGTTTTAGATGCTCAGACACTTACTACATAGGTAACATTGTTGAAATCAATCACGATCCGAACGAGGGATTAGCAGAATTTAAACTTTTAATTAGAAGATAATGGCAGCGATATTAAATATACCAAATAGTTTTGTAACCTTTTACAACTTGGCAAATGACTTAGGAATACCCGAGTATGTAACTGATACAGAGTGTGGGATTCAAAAAGACTTTTGCTTACCTATTTATGAGGTTGGCGATGTGGCTTTTCAAACGCAAATAGTATCAAGTGAGGTAATAAGTAGCGTGACAATGTATAAGATTCCTAACGGTGGCAGCGCGGTTATTGTTGCAGATGTAACGACAAACATTGTGACTAATGGAACACAAAGCGGAGTGCCGATTTATAACATTTGGTTTTCGTTTTTGTCATCTGATTTATTA